TAATAAGGGTGTTTTGGAGGGAATATTACACCTTGTACAGCAGGGTTGTACTTAAACATTTCGGGTATGGCTTGCTGTGCTGCTGCATTGGCAATACCATTATCTGTAACAGGGTATTTGTTTTTTAATACCTGTATTATTATGCATCTGCAACGCCAGTCAAAGGGTGTATAATGTGTGTTCCAAAATGGGTCATTGGCAGGCAGTGTAATGCCATTTAGCTCTGCATGGCTTGCTCTTACTTTGTCATCGCCTGCAGTGCGTATTTGCAAATTGTAGCTTTCTGCATCTTGCATATATTCATTGTATTGTGCAGCACTTTGTGCAGCAGCAATAGCATGTTGATGCTCTGCTTGTAAATAGTTTTGGTTATAAGTAGTATTTATTTTTAAAATATCCTGTTCAAATTTTGCATAAGGTTTTATTTGGTTGTTTTCGTCAAGCAGCAGTAAGGATGCTTCTTTTAGCTGTGTGTAAGTTTTCATGCCGCTAAACACAAATACATCTGTTTGCAATTTTTGCAGCATAGCTGTAGGTACTTCTGTTGTAATGCCTGTATATACTGCATTTTTTAAAACATTAAAGGTTTCGTTTATTAGCGGCTTTACTTCTTTATGCTTTAAATCTTGGCTATTAAAATTGCTTTTATTGTGCAGGTATTTGGCTGCACGTTTAAATGCAGTGTGTACATTTTTGTACTTATCCTCTTCTCCAAAATCTAAATGGCTGTAAATAGAATTTACCTTAGCGTGTAAGGCTTGGTAAAATATGCCTGCCCCAACATTGTTGGGGCTTACCCGAAAAAAACACTTAACTTTTTTTCAATGGCTTTGCTTACTTCTTCTTCTACCACTTTACCATCATCATTATTATTGGGTTGCGAAAAAAGCATAGGCTTATCTTTTACATCTACCCCAAATTTTTCTTTCAGCCATTCATTGTCCACATCTTTAAAAGGTAGCAGCCCTGTTGTAAATTGAAAAAGTTGCTGTATGTCTTCTTCTGGGCTAAATTCAAATATTAATCCTGGTGGTATAATACCTATTTGTGCAAGAGCTGGTAATACAGTAACATTCCATTCGGTTTCAACCAACTTCATATCTGCCTGTACTAATTGCCAAAGCATATTCTGACTACTTTCTTCTTTACTCCTGTTGCCATTTACAGTATCTTGACCAATAATAGCACCACTAACCAAGAGGCTGTTTTCGTTGTTGCAAAGTGTTATAAGGTTGTTGTACACATCGCCATTTAAAGTACCTGCTTGTGTTGCAAATTCAAAAGCTTCTGTTTCGTCAATTATAAACCAGGCAGCAGCTCCCATGTCTCTCATCATGGTTTCTGCCCTGTTGAGCATATTGGGGTCTTGTGTATTGGTTTTCATTACACGAGGTGGTATGCCGTAAATTTCGCAAAGCTCACTCCAGCAGCTTTGTGCAAATCGTTTAAATAAAACATGCGGTACAGCTTTGTTAAGCAAACCAAATCCATCGCTGCTGCTAAACTCTAAAATCCATTTTCCAAATTCAGGCAGTTCTCTGTATTTTATGGGGTTATTTGCTTCCAAATAATCTTTATAAAATAACCCCACTTTAGGCACATAGTTGGTTCGTGGTATAACTGTTACATCAATGCCTTTTTTTTCTTTGATGCTTAACTCTATCATATTATAACCCACATACCTTGTTTCAAGAATGGCATCTGTAATAGCTTTGTAAATGGCAGAATTGGCGAATAGATTTGTTTGTTCTTCATCTATTTCGCCATTGCTATGTTTTAAAGAAAATTTAGCGGAAAATACCTGCTGCTTTCTGTTTTCAATTTGAGATGTTAGTAAAGCATCTAATCTTATCTCATCATAAATAAGTTGCAACAAATAGTTGTAAGGCTCTTCAACATTATTAGCCATATTATATGCTGTATTCCAATGCTGTACATCCAAACGAGTTCTGTAGATGCTTTTGGGGGTCCAAGATAGCGTTCTGCTGTTATAGCTTGATGGGTTAGTTGCAGCAAGGTTTTTTTGGGCAGGCACTTTGCCTGTTTTTTTTGCCATTGTATAAAAAATTATTCGTGATTAAATTTGGTACGACTGCCAAAACGGAAAGCTTGGCGTTTGTTTTCTTCTGGCTCTGCCAATATGGGTAAGTTTAGGGTAATGTCTCCTTTATTTACTTTTTTCAAAAAGTCAATAACCCTGTCGTAACGTTCTTTTATATGCTCATAAATCATATCTATATTGCACAGTATAATTAAGTGCCATAGGGCTACTACTTTTGTGTATTGCAGTATTAGTGCATTTCTCTCTTCCCCAGCTCTTTCAAAAACTGCATCTACATCATATACTAATCTTCCATCGCCAAATTCTTTTTTATTGTTGGCTCTTAAATAGCCTGCAACTTCTGCTATAGCAGTAGCAATAGCACTCATTATAATGCTATCATCTGCCTCTGTTATTTCTTGAATTTGATAGCTATAGGCTACTGTTTTTAATTCAATTATTGTTATAAATTCCATATTAAAAATGATTTAAAATTTCATAGATTGTCTTTTGCCCATAATAAAGCCTGCTGTACTTGTTCGTGTACGTTGGTTAATCAGCCATATTGCACCCTCTAAAGCATCGGGGGCATCATCATGGCTTTTGCTGCCTTTCTCAAACATGAGTAGTTGCTCTACTAACTGCATCATGCCTGTACTGTCTTTTTCTGACTCGTTAAATACTACTAATTTTCTTTCAAACAATGGTTGCAATGCTTCTATACGGCTAAATTTATCGGGCTTTTTTCGTTGGTCTCCACGTATAGGTATTTGATGCCCCAATGTTCTGCCTACTGTTTTAAATTCTTCCAGTATTAAATCTTGTAAAAAATTGGCTTCCATGTAATAAAGTGCAGGTACACGACCATTAATAAATTTATCAATATCGTAATGCCATTGCACCATTGCACTTACACTTGTTTGGTCGCAATAAGCTTTTACTAAATGATATTCGCCTTGTGGCGATTTGCCTAACAACATAGTTGCTTTATAGTCTGCAGTGTTACTGTCTTTAAAGGATGGGTCAGTATAGCATATTAAAGACTTGTAATTTTTCAATTCCAACATTTTGCCAAAGCGAATTTGTTTTTGCAGAAAAACAGTACCCTCATTTATAGGATTGTTCATATACTCCTTTTGAAAACGGCGTTCGCCAATGAAGGCTATAATTTCTTTTACTTCGCCCATGGTATAATTTTCCTTCCAGCTTGGCACACCATGTTTATCCAGCATATTTATTTGTGTGTGATAAATGCCTGCTCTTGTTGCATAACGTGCCAATACACTGTCTTTGCCAATTCTGTTGCCCACCATTACAAACCTGCCTCTGCCTCCTTCCATTGTTCCAAATAAGGCGGTTAAACACCATTCTAATATATTGCCTACTCTGGTAGGGTTACGTACCATTTCATCGTCATCTATATCGTCAATTACTATATAGTCAGGGCGTTTGCCTCTGTCTTTTAAACCACGTGGGCTTTGCCCACGACCAAGAGCAACAAACAGGCATCCGTCTGTTGTTCTAAATTCTCCAGTTTCCCAACTGCCTTCCATAACTTGCTTCCCAAAGTCTCTTGTGTAAGCTTCGTTGTATTGCAGCTCTGCTTGTAAATCACTAAGTAAGCGTATGGCAGCATCTTGGCTTTTGCTTACCAATACCATTACATTTAATTGCCTTTGCTCTTGTAGTTTTAACCATAGTGGTATCATCATGCTTAGATGGCTGCTTTTTGCATGACCTCTTGCCCATTCAAATAAAGCTCTTGTTTGTTGATGCTTTAATAAATAATTGGCGGCATCTATTTGAAATTTTGCACATGCTTTTTTTGCCAAGTGAGGAAAGTAGTGTGCAACAAAAAAAGCATAGTCTTTTCTTGCACGAGCTATACGAGCAGCTCGTACATCTTCGCTTTCTTGTAATGAAAAATTGCTTCTTTCTAGCCAAGCAATTCTATCAAGCCAACGTTGCTGCAATTCTTTGCTTATTTTTTTATTAGACATTGCCGAGTTTTAATTGTATGTACTGGTCTTGTAGTTTGGTAAGTTGTTTGATAAAGCTTTCGTCTATTTTTTCTGAAAACCGTTTTTCTAAAAGGAAGTTTTGAAAATCCATAAAACACATGATTTCATCATCAACTGTATTGCGATGCTTCAATGTTTTTAATTGTGCCACAGCTTTCGCAAAGGCATCTGCATTAAAATCGTCGCTGTCTAACAGTTGATTTATTTTAATTAATGCTTTAGCAATAAGTTCATCCATACTTATGGTTTTGGCAGCTCGTTTTGCCTCCCAGTTATCTTTCTTCTTCCACTCGCTAACAGTTGCAGGTGTTGTGTTGCAGCGTTGTGCAATTTCGTTTTGTTGAATATTTTGCATGTACAGTATAAATGCGTAGTGCTTCATTGCTTCTGCATCTTGTTTCTTTTTTCTGCCTTTGTCTTTTATTTTCTTTTTTACTACTGCCATTAGTGGAGTTTTATAGCACAAAACTCCACTTGCATTTGCCCCATAAAAAAAAAGACCACAACCCTTGTGTAATTATTTGATGTGCTGTTTTTGGCTTGTCAATTTTGGGGTCATTATTACAATAAAATGCAGCAACACTTTTCATTTAACGACGAAACAAAGTATAACAGCTATGGTTTTAGGGTGCTAAATAATGGAATTGATTTAAGCAGGTTTGAAGCCAACCCTGTTATGCTGGATGGGCATATTGCAACTAACCAATCAGTAATTGGCAGGTGGAAAAACAAAAACATTGTAGGTAGCCAATTAATGTATGAACCTGAATTTGATACTGAAGATGAAAACGCAAAAAAGATAGCAGGTAAAGTAGAAAGAGGGTTTTTAAAAGCTGTGTCAATGGGACTGCTATTTGACCCTAACAAATTTGTGGTAGAAGCAAATGGCAAATTAGCATTAACAGAAAGTGAGTTAGTAGAAGCATCAATAATACCAATTCCTTCCAATGCAGGTGCATTAAGGTTATATGTACAAAAAGATGGCAAACTGCATTTAATGCAGGAAGATGAGGTAAAACTATGCTTAACTGCATTTAATAATCAGCAAACATTTAATAAAACAGATAACATGAAAAAAGTGTTTTTAAGTGCCATAGCTTTAGTAGCTCTTGGCTTAGAAAATAAAAATACCGCCGAAGGTATAGATGCCGATTTGGTAGAAAAAGGCATTAATGATTTAAAAGCAAAAGTAGATGCACTGCAAATAAAGTTGAGTGCTTCCGAAACTGCTTTAAAAACTTTGCAAGACAATGCACTTGCAGCCAAAAAATTAGCTGCTACAAAAATTGTAGATGAGGCTATTGCACAAGGTAAAATTAATGCTACTGCTAAAGAAGAATGGTTGCAATTAACCATGAGTAATGAAACATTGGCAACAACTACATTAAATGCTTTACCTACCAAAAAGTCATTGGCTGCAATGGTAGATAATAATGATGTAGATGCAGGCTTGGTAAAAACAATGGACGATTTTCAAAAACTTCCATTGGCAGCACAGTTATCTTTTAAAACACAAAACCCCGAAGCATATAAAAAAATAATAGAGGCGGCTTAATTTAAGCCTCCTCTTTTTAAAAAACTTTTAAATAAACTTTAAAAACGCAAAAAAATGGCAGCAAATTTTCCTGAAATATGGTTAAATAGAGTAATAACACAAATGGAGCAAGCCGATAAAGCCCCCTGGCTTGATGGCATTCCTGAAGTAGGTGGCAATGTAATTGAGTTAGGAGCTGGTACAGAAACTGAACAAAATATTGTTCATATACCCGTTAGCACATTTGAACCAGAGGTGTTAATAAATAACTCAACCTACCCTATTGATGTGGTGGCATTTAGTGATAATACGGCTACTTTAACACTTAACAAGTTTCAAACAAAAGTAACAACATTAAGTGATGACCAGGTAATGGGTGCAGCATACAACAAAATAGATGATGCAACACGCACACATATACTTGCCATTACAAAAAAGAAAATAGCGATGGCTATACATGCACTTGCACCAGCATCAGATAGTGTTAATACGCCAATTATTGAAACAACTGGTACTACCGTTAATGGCAGAAAACAACTTTTGTATGCAGATTTGGTAAGCCTTAAGAGAAAATTAGATGCAGCAGGTGTAGATACTGAAGGTAGAAGATTGGTATTGTGCGGCGACCATTGGAACGACTTATTGTTAGATAGGAATAATTTTGGCAACCAGTTAATAGATTATAATGCAGGTAAGCCAGCACCACAGGTGGCAGGGTTTAAAATTTATCAATACATCTCCAACCCAATTTACACAACAGGTAATGCAAAGAAAGCCTTTGGAGCTTCGGCAGGTGTAAATGAGTTTCAAGGATCTGTTTGCTTCCACGAAGGTAATGTTGGCAAAAAAACAGGTAACACAAAGCAGTATTTTTTAAGTGCAGCATTAAACCCACGCAATCAAAGCAACGAATTAAACTATAGACATTACTATGTTGTAATGCCATTTCAAAACAAATACATTGGAGCTATTCGCTCAAAAGAAGCATAAAATTATTTTATATGAAACAAGTTGAAGAATATTTTACAAACTATACTGGCAGCAGTGTTTGTTACACAACATCGGATGGGCTTGTATTTCACGAACAAGGCGATGCAAGGCTACACGCCAACTCTTTAGAAGATAAAGAAGTGGTGCAGCATAAAAGAAAACTGGCAACATTGCCAAAAGAAGAAGATGGGCAAGATAACAATGCAGTTGAAGCAGAAAAGCCCAAAAAGGCGAAAAAATAAAATTAGACACACCATAAAAAAACAAGTATGTTACCTCGTGTAAAAATATATTTTGAAAACGGAAATCTTGGGTTAGTAGCTCCAAGCCCAGATGGTGTAATGGGTATTATAACCACTGGGCAGCCAGTTGGAGGAACATTTTATTTATCTACCCCATACCAATTATTCAAGTTTTCTGATTTGATAGCTCTGCAAGTAACCAATGTAACCAACCCACATATTGTTAAAATTGTAAAAGAATTTTACGACCAAGCTGGAGAGGGAACAGAACTTTGGTTAATGGCTTTCCCAGATACTGTAAAATTATCAGATATGGTAGATAGTACAGTAGAAACCTATGGCAAAAAATTAGTAGATGCAGCTAATGGTAAATTAAGAGGCATATTTATAAGTAGAAAGCCAGCAGACAACTACTCATTTACACCAGCCAATGGTGTGGACCCTGATGTTACATTGGCTATAACAAAAGCACAGGCATTTGCTGAATATTATACCACAACAAAATATGCACCACTATTTGTTGTTGTGGAGGCTTATGGCTATACAGGCAATCCAACGGAACTTACAGATTTAACCACTCTAAGCAATAATAGAGTGGCTGTAATGATTGGCAATACTGTTATAGGTGGCAAAAATGCAGCCATAGGTGTATTAGCAGGAAGATTAGCAGCCAGTCCCGTGCAAAGAAATATTGGAAGATTTAGAGACGGGTCTTTAAAAATTGTAAAAGGATACATTGCTGGCACTTTAGCAGAATTGGTTAATGTAACACCTATGCACGACAAAGGCTATATTACATTTAGAACATTTGTAAACCAGGCGGGATATTATTTTAACGATGATTTTACTGCCACATTACCTACAGATGATTACTGCCACCTTACAGCAAGAAGAACCATTGACAAAGCTTACAGAATTGCCTATACAACCTTACTAAATTATTTGTTAGATGAAGTAGAACTAACAGAACAAGGCACACTGCAAGTTGGCTTTGTTAAATCAGTAGAAGCAGATGTAGAAGCAGCTATTGCAAAAGCAATGACAGCAAAAGGAGAATTAAGTGGCGATATTACCAATGGCGACAAAGGGGTAGTATGCTTTATTGACGAAAACCAAAATATAGCTTCAACCAGTACTTTGCAAATACGCATACGTGTACGACCATTTGGCTACCCCCGATACATAGATGTGTACTTAGGTTTTACAGTAATGAGCTAATAAAAAAATTTAGTAACCATAAAAATTTAAACTATGGCATTTGATAGCCGTGAATACGAATGGGCAGATATTACTGTAACCCTAAACAACAGGGACATTACAGGTATAACTGCAGTAAAATACACAGAGAAAATAGAAACTGAAGCTTTGTATGCCAAAGGTAAGTATCCCCACAGCATACAAACAGGCAATGTAAGCTGCGAAGGCGAATTAGAAGTAGTGCAAAGCGAATATGAAGCATTGGTAAAAGCAGGTAATGGCAGTGTGCTAAACTTGCGAAACCTAAGCATTATAGTATGCTATGGCAACCCAGCCAATGGCGATGTATTGGTAAAAGATAAAATTACAGGCATACAGATAACTGAGGGCGGTAAGGAAATAAAACAAGGAGACAAAAGCATGAAGCTAAAACTACCTTTTGTAGCCACCAAAATTACTAATCAAATAAACTAAATACAATGGTAGAAATAACTGAAATACAAATAGCCGAGTGGAAGAAAAAGCATGGCGATGTGTATAAAATTGAAGTAGATGGACATGCTTGTTATGTAAAAAGCCCAGACAGAAAAACATTGAGCTATGCAGGCAGCGTAGGCGTTAAGGATCCTATAAAATTTAACGAGATAATTTTAAACAACTGCTGGTTGGGCGGCGATGAAGCCATTAAAACAGATGACAGACTATTTTTAGGAGCAGGGCAAGTGCTTAGCGAAATTATTAAAGTAGCAGAAGCAAGCATAGCAAAGCTCTAAAGGCTGCCGAGATAGATGAAGATAGGGATTGGATAAGAATAACCAATGCACAACTTATGTACTACATGCACATACAAAATCCCGACAGCCTTACCAATGAACAATGGGCAATGCGAATAAAAGAATTGGAATGGATTAGAAAGAAAGAAGCAGGGAAGTGATGGTTATTCTTCTTTGAATAAAAATAATACCACCAAACAACCTATTGCGGCAGCAATAAAAGATTTGAAGAGGTTATGTTCTATGCTGTAAATAAAAAAGGTAAAAGCAACTACCATAACAGCATAAAAGTAAACAGACCAATGCAAGTGTAGTAACTTTTTCATACTGTAAATATACATAATTTTTTAGAATGGCAAATATTTTAGAATATACATTAAGCCTGCAAGACAAAGTTTCTGCTAACTTAAAAAAGATAGGCGTAAACAGTGATGAGGCTTTAAATGTGTTTGCCAAGTTAGAAGGTCAATCTAAAACAGTATCAAAAACGCTTAACGCAATGGGTACTTCTGTATATACCCTAAAGCAAAAAATTGATTTGCTGAAACAAGAAAAAGATTTACTGCCGCCAAGTGCATTATCTGCCATACGACAATACAACAGAGAAATTGATAAACTTGAAAAACAGGTAAGCAGGTTAGAAAAAGGGATTGGAAGTGGTATTGGCGGGAAAATGAAAGAGTGGAGACAAGACTTTGCAGCCAATTTGCCTGGGGCGGGTTTAATAAAAAATCCACTTACAATAGCTGGGGCTGCTTTTGGTGGCATTTGGACGGCTACTTCTGCTGCAATGGACGCAGATAAGGAAAAAATGAAAATGCAGGTGCTTACAGGCAGCCAAGAAATAGGCGGTGCATTATACAACGGACTAACAAAGTTTGCTACAGATACAGTATTTGGGAGTGAAGTGTATGACATGGGGGCTCAAATGCTTGCAAATGGAATTAAAACAGGCGATGTAATGCCTGTAATGAAAGAGCTTGGAGATATAAGCATGGGGCAGGCAGATAAATTAGGGCAGTTGTCATTGGCTTTTGCACAAATAAACGGCAAGGGGCATTTGGCAGGGCAAGAACTTTTGCAATTAATAAATGCAGGTTTTAACCCATTGCAGGTAATAAGTGAAAAAACAGGTGAAAGCTATGAGAGTTTAACCAAAAAAATGGAAAAGGGGCAAATAAGTATTGACGATGTAAGAAAAGCAATGGAAACGGCAACGGGTCCTGGCGGAAAGTTTAATGGGATGTTAGATAAGATTGCCAAAACGCCTTACGGGCAAATGCAAAACTTGATTGGGACATTTGACCAAATGAAAGTAAAAATTGGGCAAGCATTTTTGCCTATTGCATCAAGGGTTATGATTTTCTTTAGTTGGATTGGTGAAAAATTGGGGCCCTATTTACAACCCATAGTTGTTGTACTTGCAGCATTGGCAGCAGGTATATTAATAGTAGCAGCCGCACAATGGGTTTGGAATGCAGCTCAGTTAGCTAATCCTACAACGTGGATTGTGTTGGGTATAATAGCATTAATAGCAGTCATTTTATATGTTGTTTCTCTTTTTGATGGTTGGGGGGCAGCTTGGGGGCATTTAATGGATTTTCTTAAATATAGTTGGGAATATTTTAAAAGTGGGTGGGTATTAAGTTGGTTATCGTTGCAAGATGGTTTTCTAAAAGGAATTGAGCTAATACAAACCGCATGGTATAATCTTCAAAGCCTTTGGGATGAAGAAGGTGCAAATGCTGGACTTGCTAAAATAGAAGCACAACAAAACGAGAGAGCCAATGAGATTGCAGAAACAAAAAGTCAAGCAGCTATAGAGGCTGTGGCTGCTGCAACTGCTGCAAGTAAAATAGTTGGCAAAAATGGTTTGAAATTAGGAGATAAAAAAGAAGGCAATTCTGAAAGCCTGTTGGCAAGTTTAGTTCCTAAGCCGCCAAAGGGCAAGGGCGATGTAGCAGATGATGTTAAAAAAAGTAACAACGCCATAGCTACAGGTGGCACAAAAAATACAACCATTAATGTACATATAGGCAAGCAAATAGAACATTTTACTTTAATGACAAATTCATTAAAAGAAGGCACTGCTAAGCTTAAAGAAATAATTGTAGATGAAATGACCCGTGCATTCGCTATGAGCCAAAGCATGGGTCAATAAAAAAATGGCATACGAATATAAAATATTACCCGATGCAAATAAAAATGCAGCAGTATTGCCTGTAGTAAACAAGTATGGTAAAATATTAAAACAACAACCCATTACTACACCAGGCAGTATAGAGGCTAATGAAGAAGATAATATTGCAACAGGAATTGATTACGATAAGGCAGAAGTAGTACAACCTTATAATTACGGAGATAAACCATTTACAACCCTATTTGGTACACCACAAGCAGTACCTCTACGAATAAAACTTGCTACTGAAAGCGATTACTGGTTATTCCCTATTGAACCTCTAATAACTATTGAGGGCAAAAACAGCATAGTAAAAAGAAATGTAGCTAAAAAAAGAGATGGTGGTGGCACTATAAAAGAATACTGGACACAGGACGACTGGAGTATTAATATATCAGGCATATTTACCACTCCAGATATAGAGCAAATACCCAAAAAATACTTAGATAGCCTTATAAAGTATTGCACTGCCAAAGAACCATTAGATGTATTATGCTCTGCGTTAGAACCTATACAAGTAACCAGAATTGTAATAGAAGATTATAGTCTGCCATTTACCAATGGCATACAAAACCAAAAATTTACCATAAAAGCGATAAGCGATAATAATTGGGATTTATTGATACCATTAGACGGAGTAATTAATTAAAAATAAGCTATGTATTATACAATAGACTGGCAAGTACATATAGGCAATTATAAATTAGCAATGATAGATAGTGTAGAAATACACAAAAGTGTAGAGCTATTGGCTAATACCTGCATCATTAAGCTGCCTGCCACATTGTACAATAAAGCTATTGAAGTAACAAACACAACAGCAATAGAAGGTAAAATAAAAAGAGGCGATAAAGTAAAAGTATGGTTGGGGTACAATACAAAAAGTTTTGATAAAAAACAACCCGAATTTGAAGGTTATTTACTAAACATAAGCACCGATGATGGCAGCTTGGTAATAAACTGCGAAGATGATTTGTTTTTGTTGCGAAAACCAGTAGCCGATAAAAAATTTAAAAAAGCAAGTTTACAAACCTTGTTGGAGTATGTGGTAAAAGAAGCAATGCAAACAATGATAGTAAATACAGAAGGTTTTGGCAATTACCCTTTTTATGACGAGTTTGTTATAAGTAAAGCAGAAGGCAGTGATGTGCTAAAAAAAATAGCCGATGAAACCAAAGCCAACATTTACTTAACTAAGCAAAATGATGGAAGTGTAGTGCTACACTGCCACCCTCCCTATACAAAAAAACATGGTTATGTAAGATACAGCTTTCAAAAAAATATTGAAACCAGCGATTTAAAGTATAAAAATGCCACCGATAGAAAAGTGCAAATTGTAATAGAACGTACAGGGAAAGATGGCAAAACAATAAAAGAAACTTATGGCACAACAGGTGGGGAAACAAAAACTATAAAAGGCGATGGCATGAGCCAGGAAGCTCTTAAACAAAAGGCAGAAAACGAATACAAGCAGCTGTGTTATGATGGCTACGAAGGAGGTGTAACCACTTGGTTATTGCCCAATGTACTACCAGGCTATAGTGCAGAAATTATTGATGCAGATTACACCTTTAAAAATGGCTGGTATTTTGTAAAAACTGTTACTACTACAGTAAGTAGTAGTGGGGCATCCAGAAAAGTAGATTTAGGCATTAAACTAACACAATCTGCAGCATAATGAGTAAGTATAAATTATTAGGCGATGTATTTAACGAAGCATTAAAAAAAAATAATAATACAATACCATTAATTAATGCAGAAGTAGTAAGCGTGGAAGATGAAAGTTGCACTGTAAAAATAGATGAATTGATTATAGACGAAGTAAGATTAAAGGCAACTATTAATGGAAGTAGCAATAAAGTTTTGATACAGCCAAAAATTGGCACAATGGTTTTAATAGGTTCTTTAACAGGCGACTTAAAAGATTTAGCAGTACTAAATGTTGATGAAATTGAAAAGCTGCTATATGAGCAAGATGGTTTTAAAATTGAAATAGACAGCACCGATAAAAAAATTAAGATTGAAAACGACCAGGTTAGTTTAAAAGATTTATTTCAGTCATTAACCAACCTGTTGAAGCAGTTTAAAGTGTTTACGCCTGCTGGTCCAAGTGGCACACCACTACCAACAACTATAAGTAGTTTAACGCAATTTGAAAACAATTTTAAAAAGCTTTTAAAATAAATGGCATTAGATAAAATAGCATTAAAAAACGGCATACTTGCATTAATAACTGATATGCGTACGAGAGAGAATAATGCAGATGAAGAATATGCTACAAGGCTTAGCAATTTAATAGACGATTTTGTAAAAACAGGAACAGTAAATGCAGGAATACCTGTAAGTACCACTGGCACAGCCACATCACATACAGGGGCAACAACCAGTACTGGTACAATAAGCTAAAAACAATGGCAAGAGGCAGAGGCATATTAATAAACGACGATTACGAAATACAGGTGCAGCCCGAAAGAAGCGGTACAGGTAAAATAGTAAAAGGTGTAGTAATTGGCAATACATTATACCAAAATACTGCCTTAATACTAAAAGCCAATAAAGGCGAGTTTAAGCAACAGCCTACATTAGGCATAGGCATAGATGGGGTATTGCTGGATGATGATTATATGGATTGGAGAAGAAAAATAAGATTACAATTAGAACTTGATGAACAAAAGGTAAACGATATAATATTTAATAGTGTAGATAATTTGGTAATAGATGCAGTATATAACAGTAAGTAACAATCAAACATGTATAGACATTGCAATGCAATATGCAGGTACTGCGGAAGCTGCTTGGGATATATGTGTGAAGAATAATTTACCAATTACTGCTGCATTAGAAGCAGGTAGCCAATTACCAAAGCCAGTAATAGTAAACAACCAGTTAGTTGTATTGTTTGCTGTAGAAAAAGTAGTACCCTGCAGCAATACTGCAATAATAGCAGAAGAAGGCATAGGGTATTGGGTTTTAGAAGATGATTTTATTGTTCAGTAAATGGGATAGATTTATTATGACAAAAACGGTATTGGATATTAAAAAACAAATGACGGATAGCTTTATAAGCAATCAAAATGTTATTGATGCCTACCAGCTTACTCCTCAAAAAACATTTGAGGAAGAATTTAGTACTGTGAGCATTGAAAGCATACTATTTTACTGTATGGCTTATGCTGTTTGGCTGCTCTATCAATTTTTCGACTTATTTAAAAAAGAAATTGATACATCTATCAAAAATTACACTCATCCAACCCTTAATTTTTATACTGAAAAAATAAAAACATTTCAATTCGGCGACGATGTAATTACAGGCACAGATACTTACAATAACACAGGGCTAACTGATGCTCAAATTGAAGCCAAGCAAATAATAAAATATGCAGCAGCACAAGAACAAGCATTTGCAAATGGAAGATATGGTGTAAGAATAAAAGTAGCAACAGATAATAATGGAATGGGCGAAGCTTTAACACCCCAACAATATACAGCAGCTCTTGCATTTTTAAACACTTTTAAATATGCAGGGGTTTACACAGAATTAACAACCAATGATGCCGATTATTTAAAACTTAATTTAAGAGTGTATTACAACCCATTAGTGCTAAACAATAATGGGCAAAGGCTTGATGGTACAGACAATGAACCTTTGCAAACTGCCATAAAAACTTACTTGAAAAATTTACAGTTTAATGGCGAATTTAATTTAACAGCTCTTACAGATGTATTACAAAAAGTAAATGGAGTTGAAGACCCAAGAGTTTTGCAGGCTCAAACAAAATATGCAGCACTACCCTATACAGATGTAGTAGATAAAATTATACCAGATGCAGGCTATTTAAAAATTTATAATTCATTAACCGATTTACAAATAGAATGGGTGGCAAAAAATGGATAATATATATACCATACAGCTAAATAAACTGCGTGAATGGCTTATACCAACCATGCTGCGTACACCTATAGCTTTAGCTATAGCAAAAGCTATCTATAAACCATTACTAACCTTATACAACGATTTTGTAAGATTTAGAAAAGATAAGTTTTATGATATACAAATAAATTTTCAGGTGTGTTGGTTAGAAAATTTATTGAACGACAGGTTTGATGCAAAGTTTAAAAGAATATATATAGAAGATGCTGAACAGGGCGACCCAATATTTATACATAAAAGAGAAGAAGCAAAACCATTGGTACTAAAAAAAAGAAGCGAAGCTGCACCGCAATACATATACACAAGAGGCGAAAGTATTGGCGATTTAATGAACGATTTTATAATATATGTACCTGAAGATGTAGTAATAAATGAAAGTGAATTAAGAGCAATGCTGTCAAAAAAAATATGTGGTAAACGATATAAAATTCAAAATTATTAATAATGAACAAACGAATAGATTTTAGCAATTTGGGAGGTTATCCTTTAGCACAGGAAGACTTAGAATGGTTGCAAAGCAGTTACAGCAACACTTTTGGAGCAATAGCAGCTTTAATTGGTAATATGACTATCATTAATGGAATGATACCAATGGGTGGTGGTAATATAAGCAATGGATGGGTAAGTATAAATAACGAGCTGCTGCCATTTATAGGAGGAGCTTTAGGCTCTGGCGATTTTATTATAGAAGAAACAGCCAATGCATTAACCTTTAATGATGGGGTTAGTAGAAATGTACTATTTAATAAAGTAGCAAGGTTGAGTGTAGGAGGTGCGTACAACTACAGCCAACTAATAAGATTATCATCTTTAAAAGACATTTACCTACCAGGCGATATCAAAGAGCTTGCCTGCGATGCGGATTACATTACTGCCAATTTTGATAACACTGGTTTAGGCATTAACCTACGACAAGGATGGGCTATTTGCAATGGCAATAATGGCACTATTAATAAAAAAGGAAGGGTAAGCGTTATGCTGGATACCGACCAAACAGAGTTTGACACCATGGGCAAAACTGGTGGTGCAAAAACTCATACACTTACAGAGCCACAACTACCTGTAATTACACCACAAATAAGAGGTGGGCAAAATGGTAGTGCAAGTGGAGGAAGTTGGGATAATGCCCCAATAGATTGGAGCGAAACTGGCAACCCACATGGTTATATTGTTAATGGCAAACCATTTGGTGGCAACCAAGCCCACAACAACTTACAACCTTACATTGTAACCTTATTTATACAAAAATTATAAGCATGGCAGTTATTAACATAAATACAATAAAAAGTTGGTTTGTTACAGGAGCAAAACCTGTACAAACACAGTTTGCCAGTTGGTTAGATAGCTTTTGGCATAAAGAAGAAAGCCTACCAATTAGCAGCATTACTAATTTGCAAAATGCACTAAACCAAAAAGCAGATATAGCACAGGTGGCAAATAACAACATTGTATTATTACCACCTGGCAGCACAAGCTACAATGTAGCAGAAGGCACATTAATAAGCCATATAACCTTTTTAAATGTGCCTGCACCTTTTGTGTTTAAAATGCAAGATGCAGCAGGTCCCACCACTATTATTGATGATGTAGAAATAAGTAATAACGATGTTATTGATTGCAAAAAATATTTTGCTATAAATACAGAATTAGAATTTAT